TGGCGGAATTAACCAACAAAATAAGATATTTGAAACAGAATCTTCCCAAAATTTATCGACCGGGCATATTGCTATTCTTTCGACGGGCACGCTAAAACAATTAAAGAGTTGGACGGGGGATCTGACGAACATGTCAGACGAAACCACACCCGTGCCGGATGCGTTGCCCAGCACCCGCGCCCGTTTTGCTTTCACAATACCTGCCGATGACCATTCCATGGTCTCGCGAGATGGCGTGAGCTTTTATCCGGGGACGTTACTTCACGTACTGGCCGATGCGCCGATCCCGCCCGACAGCTGTGTACTTGCGCATATCGATGGGTTCGACGCGCTGCTGTTCCGCATCTATGAGGCGGCGCGCCCCTATGCGCCGGGGGCGTCCTTCACCCTGCGCGCCCTGAACCCGGCCTATAAGCCGGTGGAAATCCCCCGCGACGGGCAGTGCCTGAAGATCGCCCTGGTGCTTGGGGGGTATGTGCGGCTTCTGCGCCGCTGACCGAGCCCCCTTCCTCGCGTGCACTTTCCCTGGTGCACAGCTTGATTCACCCTTTTTGACAAAAGTGCACATTTCTCTTGACGAAAGTGCACAGTTCCGTTTTCATGGTGTCGTGACGCGCATGGTGCACGTCATCGCGCCGGAGACCCCCAATCGCCGGCGCGGCGTCGAATCCTCCCTCTCTCAGCCGGCTGCTGGTTTGCACATTTCCAGTAGCCGGCCTTTTTCAGGGACGCGCCCATGGCCGAGACTGCCCTCGATTTCTCCCGCTATGCTCCGGCCCGACCGGCCCGCCCAGCGCTGGCCTACGCGGTCGGCGCGGCGACCCCGGCGCCGATCCTTCCGGCGGACACGCTGAGCGAAGCCTTCGCGGTCGCCGGCTTTGCCGCGCGCGCCTTCTGCCGCTCGCTCGGTATTGCCGCGTCGATCATGCGCCGCCGCCTCACCGGCTGGGTCGAGGACTGGTTCCACCGGGTGATGCAGTCGCCGCTCATCGCCTGGAGCTTCGGCGGCGTCGGCTGGGGCGGCTTCATCGGCGTCTGCCTCCTTCTTCATTTCACAAGGTGAGCGTCTAGCTCGTCGCACAGCCTCGCTAAAAGGTGATTTTCATGCCCTGGCCTACTGACCCGGCGGTCGCCGCCGTATTCGAAGCCCTTTTGTTGTTCCGGGAAACCCATGGCCCCGAAAAGCTCAAAGACCTGCTTGCGCAGGAACTCGGCCGCGAGACGGTCATCGCCCGCATCGCGGCGGCAAGGAAGACAGAGGCTGGGATGGCGGAGACCGAGGGCGACGCCCGCTCCAGCCTCAGCGAGGAAGACGAGGCCGAGCTGTTCGGCGCGCTGGAATTCTACGCCGATCCGGAAAATTACGCCCGTCGCGGCAGCAAGCCCTCGTCCATAACCGTGGACCGCGGCAAGCGCGCCCGCAAGGTGCTCGACAGTCTCGGCGCGGAGGGGCGGGAATGACCAAAGCGAACGCCCAGCGCGAGCGGCAGGCGCTCGCTCCAGCAACCCCCGTAGCCCGCATTCCCGAGACCCGGCCCGCGGCTCCCCTGACGCCGGCCGACATGATCTCCCAGGCCGTCGCGAGCGGCGCCGGGATCGAGGTCATCGAGAGGCTCGCCGCCCTGCATGAGCGCTATCAGGCCGCCGAGGCCAAGCGCGCCTATATCGCGGCGCTCGCAGCCGTGAAAGCCAAGCTCAAGCCGATCTTCAAGGGCCAGGTGGTGGACTTCACCAGCCAGAAGGGCCGAACGAATTACACATTCGAGGGCCTCGACGACATCGCCCGCGCCGTTGATCCGCTGCTGGCGGAGCACGGTCTGGCCTATCGCTACCGCTCCAAACAGGAGGGGATGCGCCTGACCGTCATCTGCGTCATGGCGCATGAGCAAGGCTATGAGGAGGAAACCCCGCTCAGCGCCGACAACGACACCAGCGGCAACAAAAACCCGATCCAGGCGGTCGGCAGCGCCGCGACCTTCCTGCAGCGCTATACGCTGAAACTCGCGCTCGGCCTTGCCACCACCAAGGACGACGACGCCCAGAGCGCGGATCGCCAAGCGGAGGCGCTGAAGACGCTCACCGACGCGCAGGTCGCCGAGCTGAAGCATCTCGCCGACGAGGCCGGGGCCGATCCGGTGAAGTTCTGCGAATGGCTCGGCGCCGACAATTTCGAGGAAATCCGAGCCAGCCAGTTCGAGAAGGCCAAGCGTGCGCTGAATGCGAAGAAACAGCAGGCACAGCGCGAGGCGGAGGCGGCCCATGCGGATCATTGATTGCGATCAGGGCACGCCGGAATGGCACGCCGCGCGCGCGGGCATCCCCACCGCCTCCAATTTCAGCGCCGTCCTGGCCAATGGCCGGGGCGGGGAGGCGTCGAAGACGCGGCGGTCCTACATGCTCAAGCTCGCCGGCGAACGGCTGACCGGCGAGACGATGGAGAACCCGCGCACCCACCACATGGAGCGCGGAACGCTGATGGAGGACGAGGCGCGCGGCTATTACGAGCTGGTGACGGGCAGCGCCGTCTCCCGCGTCGGCTTCATCCGCAACGACCTCGCCGGCTGCTCGCCCGACAGCCTGGTCGGCGACACGGGCATGCTTGAGATCAAGACCGCGCTGCCGCACATCCTCATCGACCTCATTCTCAAGGGCGAGTTCCCGCCCGAGCACAAGGCGCAGGTCCAGGGGCAGCTCTGGATCGCCAAGCGCGAATGGGTGGATCTGGAAATCTACTGGCCCTCGCTCCCGCCCTTCATCAAGCGCGCCTGGCGGGACGAGACCTATATCGCCAATCTGGCAGCCGCCATCACCCGGTTCAACGAAGAGTTGGAGGGCATCGTCGCCTGGGTGAAGGCCTATGGCGACGACAAACGCTCGGCTTAGGAGACGGCGGCGTGAGCACCAAGACCACCCTCGCGGAACAGCGCGCGGAAGTCGGTCGCGAGATCGGCCTCCGCCGCGGCGTCTACCCCAAGTTTGTGCAGGACGGAAAGCTGTCTCAGGCGCTCGCCGACCGGCAGATTGCCTGCATGGAAGATGCTTACGCCACGCTGAAATGGCTGGAGGCGAACATGGACTGGATCAAGGCCGAAGCCAGGAAGCGCACGAAAGCGGAGGTGAACCAGTGATCGACATGATCGTCTCGGCTGTCCTCGGAGGGATCGCAGGGTTCGTCGTCTCTGAAGCCTTCGGCCTCGGCCGGCTCGCCTGGGTGCTCGGCGGCCTCTTTGCGCTCGCCGTTTATGCATCGCTGGGAGGGTGACCCCATGACCGCCACCCGCATCGCCAAAGCCAAGTTCAAGGACGGCCAGCTCGTCGTCGAGCTGCGCGGCCATGACAACGACACCGACCGTGTCACCCAGGTCACCTGCTCCAAGTCGAAATGCCATCCCGACCTGGAGGCGGCCTTCGCCGGTCTTGCCGACAGCGTGCGCGAGATTCTTGAATGGCCGTCGAACCTCTACAAATCCTATGACGGCAAAGAGGACCGCATCACCGTCACGGGCGTCTCCTGGTCCTACAGCGAGAGCACCCAGGTCGAGGGCGCCTGCATCGTCTTCCAGGTCGAGCTGGAGGAGAACAACTCGCCATTCTGCGGCACGACCCCGCATCTGCCCTACGACCAGTACAGCGAGGGCGGCCAGCAGCCGGTGATGCCGGACGGCGCCCAGGACGCGCTCAACGCCCTCGCGACCGAGGTGCAGCGCTTTCTCGATGGCAAGCGCTCCCAGGGCGATCTGTTCCAGGAGGCGGCATGACCAACACCGAGCTTTCCCGGATCATCGCCCGCGCGATCCTGGCCACCGTCGAGCGCGACGGCGCCTGCAATCTCGCCAATATCGAGGACACCGTGTTCCGCGAGCTCGCCGTCGCCGAGGCGAGGCTGCGGGAGGCCGGGCCGCATCCGCACGGCCCCATCCCCGCCTCGGAGCGGCTGCGCAACGCCAGCCAGGCGATGCTCCTGGAGATCCGCACGCACGCCCTGACGGGGAAGTGGGGCTGCTTCGACGACACTGTCATCGAGCTGGAGATGGCGCTCAAGGAGGTGATGGCGTGACCCATCTCAGCCTCGACCTCGGCACCACGACCGGCTGGGCCTGCGCCGATGACAAGCGGATTCTCTCCGGCGTCTGGATATTGAAAGGCGGCCGCTACGAAGGCGGCGGCATGCGCTTCGTACGCTTCAAGTCGATGCTGGAACAGATGCACAAGCTCCGCCCGATCACGCGCGTCGCCTATGAGGAGGTTCGCATGCACCGGGGCGTCGATGCCGCGCATATCTATGGCGGTCTGCAAGCCGTCCTGACCAGCTGGTGCGAGGACATGAAAATCCCCTATGAGGCGATCCATTACGCGCACATCAAGCGGCACATGACCGGCAAGGGCAACGCCAAGAAAGACGCGATGATCGCCGCTGTCAGGGCCAAAGGCTTTGCCCCGAAGGACGACAACGAGGCGGACGCGATCGCGCTGGCGCTGTTCGTCCAGGCGGAAAGGGCGGCAGCGTGACATACGAGCGGTGCATCCACATCAACGCCAAGCTCTATCAGGTGCGTGACGCCGCACGCCGCGCCCTTGGCGACAAATACCGCGCCAAGATGGCCGAGGGCGGCGAGCTGCTGTCCGGCGTTGCCCAGGCGCGCGGCTGCGGCGTCCTGGAAGTGGCGCTCAATGTCAGCCAGGCGGCGCACCGGGCCGGGGACCTCGATTCCATCCCGTTCATCCTGGCGGCCGCCGTCGAGCTGCTGGAGCCTTCGGAGGATGCCGCGTGAGCGCAAAGCCCCTCGCCCAGATCGCCTTCGAGGCCGCCAACCCAGGCTCCGGCATCCTCTGGGAAAAGCTCGACGCGGCGAACCGGAAGGCCTGGGAGCGCGCCGCCGAGGCGGTGGCGAAGGCGGTCGCGCGGCGCAAGGATAGGAAAGCGGCAGCGTGAGTGAGCGTATGAGTGAGTTGCAGTTCCATCCTATCGCCGACCTCTTCCCGATGATGGACGAGAGCGCGTTCGCCGAGCTCGTCGCCGACATCAGCGAGCATGGGCTGCACGAGCCCATCATCATCCACGAAGGCAAAATCCTCGATGGGCGGAACCGCTATCGCGCTTGCCTGGAAGCCGACATCGAACCGCGGTTCGAACGCTATGACGGTGAGCATCCTGTCGCCTTCGTCATCAGCCTGAACTTGCACCGTCGCCACCTCAATGAGAGCCAGCGCGGGATGGTGGCGGCGAGGTTGGCCAAGATGGAGCGTGGTTCAAATCAGCATACGTCAATTGACGCACCCTCACGTGCTGAAGCAGCGTCCCTTCTGAATGTCAGCCCAAAGTCGGTTGAACGTGCAAAGACGGTGCTGCGCTCTGCGGTGCCGGAGCTCGTTACCGCTGTCGAACGCGGCGACCTAGCCGTCTCTGCCGCCGCAGGCTTGGTGCACGCCACTGAACAGGCCACCCCTGGAGGCATGGACCGCGTTCTGGACAACATGGTCGCCAGCGGTGAAGCGCCAACGCGTGATGCGGCGCTGGGAGAGCTGCGCAAACAACTCACTGAGTTCAAGCCGGAGCGGAACCCGAGACGTTCGAGTCGCAAAAATGGCGATGGTGAACCGGACCCGGAGGTGAAGGCTGTTCTCGCCCTCATTGGCAGGTGCCAGGACATCATCGAGATGGTTGGCGCTTATGCTCCGGCCTTCATTCTGAGCGGCTTCATCGATGATGACATGCGCGATGTCGAGCTGCCCATTGTCCGCCGATGCCGAGATTTTCTGAGTGAGTTGTTGGAGTACGCCGATGCTGAATAAACGTTATACCCGGCTGCATGAGGCCGTTTGGGAGGAAGCCGCTGAAGTCGGAGCTTCCGCACCAGAGATCGCCGACAGGATCATCCCCAAGCTCTATCCGCGGACGGCCGCAGAGGCGCGGCAGGAGGATGCCGATCTGATGTTCCGGACCGGCGTCGTCAACAAGGTTTCGGAGATCCTGAAAAAGTCGAAAGGCCCCTGTGGGCAAATCGATTTCAAAGAGATCGATGAAGAGTTCCGCCGGGTGCTGAAGCGGCTCAAACTGAACAGCAACGCCTATTACGTCGAGAGCGTCGGCCAGTATGTTGAGGTGCAGGGATTGATCGCCGAGCCCGACATGCTCGATGAGGCGGAGCAGCATCTGCGGCGCAAGGGCGAGGAATGCATCGCCGAAGCCGACAAGCTTGCGGCGTTGAAGAGGGCGCTTCGGCGGCGGCGGAAATGACTGGTCAAGTCAAAACCGGGCGGGAAGTGCAGCCCCGCCTGCTGCTGAAGCAGCAGGCTGCTGCCTATTGCGGCGTCTGCCCCTCCGTTTTTGAGAAGGCCTGTCCGGTACAGCCAATCCAACTTCTCGACAGGATTCCCAGATGGGATCGCTTTGCGCTTGACGCTTGGATCGACGGCCTGACGAAATCACCCGTCATCGATGAGTTCGATTTGGGAGGAGCGTGGGATGCCCGGAACCGTCGTGCGTCTGCAGGGGCTTAAGCAATACCGGCATCCGAAGACGGGCATCCTCTACACCTACCACCGCGCAACCGGCAAGCGCATCCTGGCCGAACCAGGGACGGCAGAATTCCTCGCCGAAATCGCCGCGCTCGACAAGGACATCAAGGCCCGCAAGGAAGAGATCGCCAAGCCGAACACCCTGCGCGGCCTGATCCTATCCTACAAGGAGACCGACGCGTGGAAGGACCTGGCTCCGCGCACCAAAAGTGATTACGAGAAGGTCATCGCCTTCCTGGAGCCGCTTTACGACAAGCCGGTTGCCGCTTTCACCTCGCCGCAGATCGTTATCCTGCGGGACAAATGGCGCAAGGAGCGCGGCCGGCGTTTTGTGAACTACTGCCGCACGGTGCTGATCCTGCTCATGGGCCGCGCCGTAGAGCTGGGGCTGCTGACCGAGAACACGGCGCGCGCGGTGAAGCAGGTGAAACGCGACCGCAACGCCGTGCCGCTCAATCGTCCATGGGGCGAACACGAACAGCTCGCGGTCTGGAAGCGAACCAGCGAGCCGCGCTATCGGCATCTAAGACTTCCGCTCGCCATCGGGCTTTATATTGGCATGCGCGAAGCAGACATGATCCGGCTGCCCCGTAATATCATCAAGGATGGACGCCTCTCGATAGAGACCGCAAAACGAAAAGTCTGGATCGACTTGCCAGTACTGCCAGAACTGGCAGCCGCCATCGCCGAAGCTCCCAGCCATGATGCGATCACGCTTTGCGCCAATACGCGCGGGCGGCCGTGGACGCAGGATGGGTTCCGGGCGTCGTTTTTCAAGATGCTGCGGGAGCTGGAGAAGGAGGATGCCGTTGAGCCGGGACTGACCTATCACGGCCTTCGGCACACGGTTGCGTCGCTGCTTGCTGAGCGCGGCGTCGGGCTCGACGACATCGCGGCCGTGCTTGGACAGAAGTCGTCGAAGGTCGCCGCGATCTACACGGAAAGGGCGGACAGAACCCGCCGCGCGACCGCCGCCATCACCAAATTGAGACCTGCGAAACAGACCAAAAAATGAACATCGCTCTGTCTACACGACGGTCTACACTTGTCTACACGGTCACTTGAGTCGGAACTAAGTGCTTGATTTTATTGGTGCCCAGGGGCGGAATCGAACCACCGACACGCGGATTTTCAGTCCGCTATTATCCATTGTTTTTCAATGTCTTATGCCGTTTTCTTCGTCTACACCACGTATAAATATCAATAACTTAGCAT